CCGTACTCTCAAGGACCCCGGAAACTTCAGTTTCCAGGTGCAATTCTAGCACAAACCGGGCCACGTGGGGGTTTCTACATCCCACCCCTAAAGGCGGTGGGCCTTGAGACCCCCACACCCCCTTGCTGGAAGCGAGGTAACAACATGAATCCCGAAGAGCGAGTCTACCAACGCCTCGAAGACCTCGAGCGCCGATCTGAACGCTACGCCGCCCTGCTGGATGAACATTCCCGCCGCCTGGAGGCCCTCGAGGGCTTGCCCTCCGCGTTGGCCGCGATCAATCAGGCTATTGGGCGGCTCGAGGCCAAGATCGAAAGCCACAAGCAGCTAAATAACATCCTGCAAGCTATCATTTGGCTGGTTTTGGGCGGCGTTGTCGCCGCGGGCTTTGAGCTATTCAAGAGGTGAACCGTGCTTCTTTACCACCCGTTCGGGAAGAAAGAGTGGGCCCGCATAGACGCGGGCTTTCTCGATCCAAATTACCCTCGCCAGTTTGGAGCTGAGCACCCAGGGGTAGACCTTAACCTTGTGGGCACTGCGGGGGACGGAGACCTCGGCTACCCTGTGGCCTGCCTGTCCTGGGGCGTAGTTGAGGATGTGGCTCGAGATGGAGTTTGGGGCAACGTGGTACTGGTGCGGCACGATCTGGCTGTGGCTCGAGCTGTCGGGCGCATCCTGGGCGTAGACCTGGACGGGCTTTGGAGCCAGTACGCCCACCTTCGGTTTGTGGCTGCAGCGAAAGGCCAGAGGGTGGGCCCTGGCCAGGCTCTGGGGAGCGTGGGGAAGGGAGGCGGAGATCGGTATCTGGCTCACCTGCATTTCGAGCTTCGGCGTGTATCCCTCTCTGCCCTTTATTGGCCTGGGAAGAACAAGAAAGCCATTCTGGAGAACTACCTGGACCCAGCCCCCATCTTGGCGGCTACGGGGCTGGAGCATCGCTATGTTTGGGAGGCCCTAATAGTCAATCTTCAGAAGCCTGATGTACCCTTCGCCAGGCTACCCAAGGAGGGGGAAGTATAAACCCCCTAGCTCACGGGCTAGGGGGCGAGAACGAAAAAGCCCTCGGGATGAAGGTTCCCGAGGGCTAAAGTTGAGGCGCTAGGCTTCTTCGATCTGTATGCCAGGGAACGCCTCTTCTGGCTCAACCTCCTTGACGCGCAGGTGCTCGTAGAGCTCGTAGGCTTCCTCTTTAGACAAGGGCTCGATGCGGTTGTGCTCCCCCTGCCACTGGCTCATGTAGACGACGAAATAGTGACCTTTCGCCGAGCGGTACAAGAAGGTGTTGCGCCCGTGGCGTGTATGGTTCTGCCCGTCCCAGTAGTGGTTGTGCGCAAGGAGGGTAGAGCCCTTGACGCGATAACGGGTCTTGCCTATTACTTTTACCATTGCTTCTGACGGCCACATAATCTTACCTCCACCATCAACATATCACACTCCCCTTATAATGTCAAGGGGGGTTGACATTTACCATATGCGTAGGTCTGACAGTAGCTACCCAAGCGTTTTGCGTCTGTGTGTGCCTCACGGCGGGGGGTTGAAAACCCTCACGCCCCCTTTCTACAAGAAAGACCCTCGGGATGAGGTTTCCCGAGGGCAAAGGTGGCATGAACTATGCCATGGCCTCTTCTTCCTCGTCAGGCTCCTCGGCCCCCCCTTCGGGGGCTGCCAAAATGTGGCCTGCCCCGTAGCGATGCCCAAGGCGGCGGTACTCGTGGTACTCCTCCCAGGCTTCAGCGCCATGGAGAGGTACAACTGGGCTTTGCAGCCAGTCTGCCACCTCAAGCGCCCACACGATGCGGGCATAGTCGCGGGGGCGGGGCTCCCCACCAAACTGCTCCCATTCGCCAATATCGGCCTCTCGCAGGTCCACCCCCTCATGCCAGGTAGACTTGTAGGTCAGCTGCGCCCCAGTGGGCGCGAAGTAGCGGGCCATAAACCCCCGCCAGTGGGCAAAAATCATCAACTGCCGCTGCCCTCCGATAGCCAGTACCAGCTCGTTGTCACGCGCCTCGGGGCCGAGGATGCCCCCAACGGGGCCGCAGGGGAGCTGCTCGGCCATTTCGCGAATGACCTTGGCTATAGCCTCGGCAGTAACGTCCGGGCCGAGGGCCGCAACGGCCTCGGCTACCTTCCAGCGGGGGAGCTGCCCCCACAGATGCCCACTCGCGCGGGCGATGGCGTGGAACCCAAGAGCGATTTTCAACGCAACTGAAAGTTTCATCATCTACCTCCTTACACCCACATACTATCTCGCCCCCTTGTAAATGTCAAGAGCTGTTGACATTGCTAGCTGGGATAGGGTTGATCCCTAGCCTAGCTAAGTTGACATTTGACGTTATTCCTCCTATGCTAAAGGCATGGAGCTTGGCGAGCGCATACGGCAAGTCAGAAGGCAGCGGGGGCTTACCCAGGTTCAGCTTGCTGATCTTGCGGGCTTGTCCCGTACAGGATTGGGGGACATTGAGCGGGGCACGAGGTTGCCTCGGTACAGCACGCTTGCCAAACTGTCTAAAGCTCTCGGCGTTAGCGTGGCCGTCCTCTTTGGGGAGGAGCCACGATAGAACGCCCCCCCGGCGTAGGAGCGCCGGGGGAGGTAGGAGGAGGTACAAAAGTACGGAGGTACAAAGAGAGGTACATATGAATCATATCACAGCACAAAGGGATTTGGTAGACCTCAAGTCTCGCCTCGAGGCTGCCCTGGCCCGCCTTGAGCGGCTTCGTGAAGAAGCCGCCGAGGCGAAGGACCCCTGGGCCCCTGCGAGCCCAGTTGAACGCCTTTGGGAAGCCCGGCAGGAGGTTGCCTATCTCCGCCGGGCTTTGTCTATGGCTGGTCGCCGCTGGCGGTGCGAGGCCTGCGGCGAGGTTTACGGCCCCGAGTGGGTCGCGGCTTGGGGGCTTCAATGCCACGTCGAGTGCGACGGCTGGCTCGAGGAGGTGCGGTTATGAAGCGCATCCCTCTCGAGAAGGTACTGGCCGCCTGGCACGAGCGCAACCCTGGCGGCATCGTCGGGCGGCTTGTAGACATGCACGCGGCAGGGCGGCATGACCACGCTTTGACTCTCGCGCTCTACACCGAGCGCTACTACGCCAATCAAACCCCTAGGGGCCAGGAGTGGCCTTACTGGGGCCTGGCGAACGACGTGGCCCAGTGGCCACGGGTTGAGGCCGACGTTTGCCTTTCTTGCAACGGGTATGGCCGCTGGGGGGACGACATCCCCTGCGGCAGGTGCGAGGGGACTGGGGAGGTTCCATCTTTTCGCAGAGAGGCTACCCAACTCGCTGTGGACCTCATGGCTCGTGGCTACGAGGTCCACGTAGCGTACTGCTGGCAAAAAGTGCGCTACGAGGCGACAGCCGTTTACGGAGGGCGGATGGCGGGCTACGGGTGGGGGATCACTCCCCTCGAGGCCCTTCAATCTCTAGCTGGCGATTTGGGAGTGGAGGCATCGAAATGAACGCCAACAAAGAGCTGCTTATGGCGTTGATTCGCCTGGCAAACGTACTGGCTGACCACGGCGTAATCACGGCTTGGCACGCCCGCGAGGAGGAAGAGGCGGGTAATGGCTACGACCTGGAAAGCGCCGGGCGCAACCTGGCCGAAGCTGCGGAAGTTTTGCTGAACGAGATAAGGGCCCTCGAGATAATCAATCAGCGCGAGGTCTGAGATGGCAGAAGAACTTGCCAAAACATCGTCATGGGGGATTGGGGAGCTCGAGCGGGCCGCGCAGTACGTGGCCCGCAGCGGGCTCTTCGGCGTAAAGCGGGTCGAAGAGGCGGTGAGCCTCATGCTTCTTTCGCAGGCCGAGGGGGTTCACCCCATGCGGGCCGTCCAGGAGTATCACATCATCAATGGGCGGCCTGCGCTTCGGGCGGATGCGATGCTGGCCCGCTTTCTCCGGGCGGGTGGCAAGGTCGAGTGGCACGCCCTCTCAAACGAGCGGGCGGAGGCCACCTTCTCCCACCCGCAGGGGGGCTCGGTCCGAATCGCCTGGACGCTCGAGGACGCTAAGCGAGCCGGGCTTCTAGGCAAAAACGGGGGCAACTGGGAGAAATACCCCAGGGCCATGCTCCGCGCTCGCGTGGTTTCTGAGGGTGTGCGCACGGTCTACCCCGGCGTGGCGGTGGGAGTGTACACCCCCGAGGAGGTGGCCGACTTCACCGCCCCCGAGGTTACCGTGGTTGCCGAAGCCACCCCGGCTCGCCTGCCTCAGGAGCAAGGGGAGCCGGTCTCCGATGCCTCGCTTCGGGCCATAACCACCTTGGCGGGGAGACTCGGGGTGGACCCCATCCAGGAAGCCGGGAAGCTTCTAGGGCGGGAGGTGGCCTCCCTGAGTGAGCTTTCTGAGCAGGAAGCCACCCAGGTCATGGAGGACTTGAAGGGGCGCTCCATCACCGGGGAGCAGGTAGAAGCCCTCAAAGCACTTATCGAAAGCTTGGGGCTTTCCCGCGAGGAAGCCCGAGAGGTGGCCAGTCGGTTTGCGAAGCGCTCCCTCGAGTCCGTTCGGGGCCTTCACCACTACGAGGCCGAGCAGCTCATTGCCTACCTCGAGGCCCTCCTGGAGGCCGGGAGCGATGCTGGCATCAACGCCGGGGAGCGGCTTCGGGCTTGGCTAACAGAGCGGGCTGACTTACCGGAGCCTACGAACCTTGAGGCAGAGGAGCTCTGATGGGCCTTTCCCGGGAGTTCTACATCAACGGTGCCACGCTCAGAGCCGCCCGGGAGGCCCTGGAGGCTCACGGCTTCCAGCTGTCTGCTCCGCCCCTGGAGCTCCTGGCCCACGGGGTGGTGCTCTGCGCGTGGCATCCCCGCCGGGGCGGCTACCTCATCTCGGCGAGCGAGGCCCGGCTCATCGGCCACTACGGGCCTGAGTTCTTGGAGAACGGGCGGCCGATGGGCCAGGCCGCCTACGACTCCCAGGACTGGCCCGGCTACTGGGCTCGGCGGGTGCTGGAATCGGCCATTGCACGAGCCGAGGTGGAAGGGGCCCCCGGCTACCGCAACAACGCCCTTTACCGGGCGGCGTTCACCGCCGGGGGACTCCTGGAGTTTCTTGCCGAGGATCAGGTGCGGGGTGCGCTCGAGGCCCTCGCCGAGCGCCTGGGGCTGAGCCACCAGGAGGCTAGATCGGTCATCAACAGCGGGCTGAAGGCGGGACAGCAGAGGCCCCTCGAGCCACCGGTACAACCTGAGAAGCCTAGGCGGAAGAGGGGGCCCGCATGGTAGGCACGGAGTTCGCCACCCCCGAGAAAGCCCTTGCTTACATCCGGCAGTGGATTCCCAGGGCAGAGCGGGTGATCTGCTACCTCTCATCGCCTCCCACCTACTGGATGGTGGTGAACGGCACGCGGGTGGAGCTGGGAACCCCTGAGCGGGCGTTCAGCCAGCAGCGGGTGCGTGCGGCGGTGGCTCACGCGACCCGTTACATCCCCGAGTACCTAGATCAGCGGGACGGGAAGTGGCGGAAGATGCTCGCCGCTTTCCTGACAGCCCGGGAGGACATAGAGACTCCCGAGGCCGAGGAGTACGATCTCCTTCTCTCTTGGCTCGCAGCCTACCTGGGCGACCGGCGGCCCATCCCTGAAGAAGATCAAGCGAACTATCCCCGCGCGGTTCAGATGGAGCTCCCCATTCAGCGGGATGGAGTTGTCCTCATCAACGCCACCAACCTGACCCGGTGGGTGGTGGAGCGCCGGGTGGCCCAGGTGACTACCAAGCAGGTAGCGCTTCTCCTTCGCAGGTACGGGGCTCAGGCGGTAAGGATTTACCGCGGAACCGGGGACGAACGGCGGTGGCAGAGGTACTGGGAGCTTCCAGATTCCATGCTTCCAGAGTTCCTGCGTGAGGATAACACCGTCCAGAACGCAGGTGGTGCGGATGGTGCGGATAGGTGCGCATCGGAAAATGAAGAAAACACCGTTCAGAACGCAGGTGGTGCGGATGGTGCGGATAATGCGCACGCAAGACCTAATGGACATGCGAAAAATCCGCACCATCCGCACCATCACGATAACGATGGGCTTTTTAGCGATTCTCAATCCGCACCACATCCGCACCATCCGCACCATCACGATAACGATGGGCTTTTTGACACACCCCCTTTGACCAAGTCCAAAAATGAGGGAGGTGAGCAGTGGTGGGAGGAGCTGTAATGGGCTTCCGCTATAGAGTCTTCGGACCTCCCGGCACCGGCAAAACGACTTGGCTCCAGCGCCAGGTGGAGAAGGCCATCGGTAGCGGCATCGCGGGAGAGGAGATTCTCGTCTGCTCTTTCAGCCGGGCGGCGTTCGCCGAGTTCGCCTCGAGGCTGGGCGATGAATCCGTGCCCCGCGAGAACCTGGGGACGGTCCACAGCCTGGCCTATCGGGCTATCGGGTCGCCGCCGCTGGCGGTCAGCGGTGAGGCGGTTAAGGAGTGGAACAAAGAGGCTCGCCTTGGTTGGCGCATCACCCCCAGGGTGAAGGGTGCCGGCCACACCCTGAACCCGATGGAGGACGCGGCGGACCTCACGGAGGACGGAGACCAGCTCTACGACGAGGTGGTTCTCCTGAGAAATCGGCTGGTGCCCATCCAGGAGTGGCCGGATGAACACCGGGAGTTCTGGATCGTTTGGAGCACCTGGATGGAGGAACAGGGCCTGGTAGACTTCCCGGCCATGCTCGAGCGGGCGCTACATGCTCGAGTGGTGCCGGGGGAGAATGGGAGCTTCCGCCTCTTCCTGGTGGACGAGGCGCAGGACCTGAGCCCCCTCCAGTACCAGCTCGTCACCTATTGGGCCGAGTTCGCCCAGAACGTGGCACTCATCGGCGACGACGATCAGGCCATCTATGGGTGGATGGGGGCAAACGGGAAAGCCTTCCTGGATTTCCCGGGAGAAGACCTCGTTCTCTCTCAATCCTACCGCATCCCCCGCGCGGTGCATAGAGTAGCCGAGCGGGTAGCAAGCCAGATCAGCCAGCGGCACCCGAAAGCGTACAGGCCCCGCCAGGAAGAGGGCCGCGCGTACCGGTTGCACGCGAGCCTAGAGGAGACCTGGCTGTGGCTCGAGGAGGCCATGGCGGTAACGGAGGCCGGGAAGAAAGCCCTGATCCTGGCCCCCCACCGCTACATGCTGGACCCGGTGCGGAAGGCTCTCCTTGAGGCCGGGGCGGCCTATGCCAACCCATTCGCCCCGCACAGGAGAGAGTTCAACCTACTCTACGAAGACGGGGGGGCCAACATCCCCGGCTGGAAGCGGGTGGCCGCCTACCTGCAAACCCCCTGGCGCGGGAAGGACGTGGCGCTGTGGGCTCACCTCCTGCCGGTGCGGCTCTTCCGCTACCGGGGGGCGAGAGAGGAGCTGGCCTCTTTCCCGCAGGACGTGGTGGTGAGGCCGGAGGACTTGAGGCGGTACGTCCTGGATGGAGCGGCGGATCGCCTTTTGGCCCGTGACGTGGCCTTCCTCGAGGAGCACCTTCTCTCCACGGCCCCCCAGGGGATGCGCAACGCCCTCCAGGTGGCCCGACGCATCCCCAACCTGGCCGAAGCTCGGCGGAAGGCGGTGTGGATCGGCACCATTCACTCGGTGAAAGGCGGTGAGGCTGACACGGTGTTTTTGGCCCCAGGGTTCACCTCGAGGGCCTGGCACATGACCCCCCCAGACGACCTCCACCGCCTCATCTACGTGGGCGTGACCCGGGCCCGGGAGGAGCTGATCGTCCTCGACCCGGGCAAGGCGTACGAGTACCCGATGCCGGGGGTGGACGCATGACGGCAGAAGAACTTGTTCGGCTGGCGGCGCGGCTCGGGGTGATCCTGGAGGCCAAGGGCGGGCGACTCCTGGCCACGGGCTTCCAGAACACCCTCGAGCACCACGAACTCAGGGCGGCCATCAAGGCCAAGAAGGCCGAGGTCTTGGCCTACCTGGAGAAGACCCCCCCAGCCGAACCGCAGCCGGTGGGAGACCACTGGCGGACCCGGCTTAGGAGCGTGGCTTGGATTCTGGGCTGGAGCCCCATGAACCTCATGGCGTGGGAAGAGCATCTGGAGAAGCACCCAGAACAGCGGGAGGAGATCATCTCATCGGCGGAATCCCGCGCAGCAATGGTGGACCCCGAGGCCAGGGCCCGGCGGCTGAGGGAGGAGTGGACCAGGCGACTTGTTCAGGTGAGCAGAGCGCACGGCTTCTCGGAGGAGCGCTTGCGCCGGGCAGAGGAGTGGGCGGCCACGGCACCCACGGAGGAGATCGCGCGGGTGTGCATGCGGCTGGAGGGGGAAAGCAGTTTAGCCAACAGTGCTTGACACTCGGGGCTGGTGGGGTTAGCATTCAAACATGAGGTAAATGTGCGTGATCTGATTGACTGAGGTTGAGGCCAGGTATGGCTGGGCGTGCTATGGCTGGCCAAGGTAGGGCAAGGTGAGGACGCGGCTAGGTCTGGCGAGGCGCGGCTCGGCAAGGAGGGGCGTGGCAGGGTGAGGCAAGGCGAGGCGAGGACACGGCATGGCCTGGTGAGGCCTGGCGGGGCGTGGCAGGGTGAGGCAAGGCGAGGCGAGGACACGGCATGGCCTGGTGAGGCCTGGCGGGGCGTGGCAGGGCGGGGTAAGGCAAGGCGAGGTTAGTTAGGAGGAGAAGCAATGGAAAAGATCAAGATCGAATCAACTGGCAGCGAGTTCAAAATTTTCGTGGCACGGCTGAAGGCAGTAACGCCTTTGCTGATGCACAACCCCCAGCACAGCATGGGCGGCGGCAACGAGGCTAGCCGCAAGAAGGTTCCCACCCCTGAGGAGGAGGCTGAGCGCGGCCTCTACCGCCACCCTGATGGTTGGCTCTACCTTGGGGCTGACCACGTGCGCGAGGCCATGAAGCGGGCGGCGAAGGGCTTGAGGGTCAATCGTAAGCCCCTCGGCCCCATCCTGGCGGCTGCGGTGTTCGTGCTCGAGGAGTATTTCCCCATCACCCGCAACGGCCAGACCCTCACCACCTATGACCGGATCGACGTGCGCCGGGCGGTGGTGCAGAAACAGGGCATCTTGCGGGCTCGCCCCCTCATTGAGACGCCCTGGGAGGCGGAAGTCCGCTACCAGTACGACGCGGGGATCATCCAGAACCCCGGCATCCTGGTGCAGGTTCTTCAAGAGGCTGGAACCCGGATCGGGGTGTTGGACTACCGGCCTGAGAAGGGCGGCCCGTTCGGTAGGTTTGAAATCGTAGAAGCCTGGGTAGAGGACCTGTAGCCCATAGGAGGCCATAATGCCCGCCCCCTTTCCTTCCCTTCCCACGAAGCCCCAGGGGGCGGGCTTTGCCCGTGGCGGGGACCGGGCCTGGCGAGGCGGGGCAGGGCAAGGCGAGGACAGGGTCAGGTCGGGTCGGGTCGGGTGAGGCGAGGCAAGGCGAGGACGAGGAAACAAACGGAGGTAGGTATGGCAAAGATTCAGACCATCAAAGCGGCTTTTCTGGTAGAAGACACGGCGATTTACCCCCGGCTTCAGGTCGACGACTTGCATGCGGCGCGGCTTGCTGAAACGCTCCTGGCGGGCCAGGAGCTGCCGCCCATCGTGGCGGATAAAGGCAGCCTGCGTATCGTGGACGGCTTCCACCGGCGCAGGGCGTACATGAAGGCGCTCGGCGAGGATGCCGAGGTGCCGGTGGTTCTGAAGGACTACCTGGACGAGAAAGCCTTGCTCCTAGACGCTCTGCGCTACAACGCGGGGCACGGGAAGAGGTTCACCACAGCTGACGAGGTGAGGGCGTTCATCCTGGCAGAGCGGGTAGGGCTTGAACCCGCGGCGGTGGCCGACGCGCTGGCGATTCGGGTTGAAAGGCTGACCGAGCTTGCCTCCCAGCGAGTGGCGCTAGGCAGCGGCGCTGAGAAGGTGGTGTTGAAACCAGCCTTGCGCCACCTGGCGGGCACCCGGCTCACGCCCGAGCAGGAGCTAGCCAACCGACACCTCAACGGCAACCAGGCGGGCTACTACGCTCGCTCGCTGATTGACCTTTTGGAGTCCAACGGCATCGACTGGAGCAACGGCGTTCTCGTCGAGCGCCTTGTCAGGCTTTACCAGCTTCTGGCCGAGCTTCTTCCACTGCACGCAAAACCCGAGGAGACTGGGCAAACAGTCAGCGCGTAACCAAAAGATGATCGTATGACCCCTAACCCTTTGCTACGCCGCCCAGCCCTACGCTACTTCGGGGGCAAGAGCCTGCTCGCCCCCTGGATCATCTCGCACTTCCCCAAACACACCTCCTACTGCGAGCCCTTTGGGGGCGGGGCTAGTGTGCTGCTCCAGAAGCCGCGCTCGCCCATTGAGACCTACAACGACCTCGATGGGCAGGTCGTCAACTTCTTCCGGGTGCTGCGCGACCGCCCGGAGGAATTGATCCGGCGGCTCGAGCTTACCCCCTACGCTCGGGCCGAACTCGAGCTGGCCCTCGAGCCCACCGACGACCCCCTCGAGGCCGCCCGACGCTTTTTCGTGAGCTGCTGGATGACCATTGGGGGATGGAGCGAAGGCAAAACCAGGAACAACTGGCGCTACATCAAATCGCCGAATGGCCGTCATCAATCCCCAGCGGCTGACTGGACAATGGACCACCTGTGGGCGGTAGCCGAGCGGCTGATGGGCGTGCAGATCGAGTGCCGCGACGGGCTATACGTCGCGGCGCACATGGACACGCCCCAGACCCTGACCTACCTTGACCCGCCCTACCTGATGGAAACACGGTCGGGGGGCCAGCGATACGCCTACGAGCTTTCTGAAGATGACCACGTGCGGTTGGCGGAAGTAGCGAAGAGCCTCGAGGGGTACTGCGTCATCAGCGGCTACCCATCGGAGCTCTACGCCGAGCTGTACGAGCTCGAGGGGTGGGTGCGGGTGGAGACGCAGGTGCGGGTTAACTCGAACCGCACCAACCGCGAGCGGCCATCCACGCGCACGGAGTGCTTGTGGATCAGCCCGCGCACGTGGGCAGCGCTACAGGCCGAGCGGGCAATGCAGCCGCTGTTGGAAATGGGAGGTGGAGAATGATAATCATACTCTGGCTGTTGACAGGGATTTGGGTGGCCTTCCTAGTAGCAAGGGTAGCTCGGGAGGAACAGAAGCCCCTGCACTGGGCTTGGTGGCCGGTCCTGGTGGCCCTGGGACCGGTCACGCCCTTGTTGGCGCTTGGGGTAGTGCTCTGGCGCTGGATTCGGGAGGAAACATGGCAGCGCTAAGTAAGAGCAGGTGGGATGTCATTTGCGTAAAGTACGTTCACAAAGGTCTTTGGGAAATCCGCCAGCGAGGGAAGTTTATTGGACATATTTACGAGAAGCCGTGGGGTCGCTTCACGCTCCCGGTAAGGCCAGGGACAGCGCGGCTCGAAGGCTACGCTAGAGATTGGCTCGAGTGGATGTTTGAGAAGCCTGGATACACCCATCCGAAAGACGCGAGAAGCCTGAAGAAAGCAGGTTTTGAGGTAGAAGGATGGCCGGGCTTCTAGCTTTCTTTCTCGGTGCCTACGCCGCCCTCCTCCTGGCCCTATGGCGGCTGCGCAACCGCCAGGCACCGGAGGGGGCGGTAGTGGGGTACGCCCTGCTCATGCTCATGGGCGGGGTGCTGGGGGTGTTGGCGTGGGCGTTTTTGAGATGAGCGCTAGAAAGAAGCTCGAGCACATCGCGTACATCTTCAACATGAGCCCGATTCAAATATCCGAAATCCTGGGAATTTCTATCTATGCCATTTTCGTTTGGATGGACGGCGGGAAAAGCCCCGGCCTTGAGGCCGAGCGGAAGCTCGGCGAGCTGTACGCAGCAGCGCGGCAGCTCGAGGAGGCCGGCATTAGGCTCGACTACACCACCAAGCACCGCCTGATCGGGGACGGAGTCGAGCTCCTTCATGCTTTGACGGAGGATCCTTTGAAAGCGGTGGATCGGTTGCTCGAGGTACTCGAGCGCGGCAAGAAACAGCGCAAGTGGCTTGAGCAGCGCCTAAAAACCCGCCCTGAACCCGATGGCACCATAGCCGACGAGCTGCCGCCCCACTACCCCGGAGAGTGATACGAGTGGAGGCCAAAACGACGAGCGGACCCATCCACGCCACCCTGCCCTGGCCGCCATCGGTCAACCACTACTGGAAGGCCAACGGCAAGCGGCGCTACATCTCCCCCCAAGCTCGCCAATGGCTGGAGGAGGCTCTGTGGCTGCTCAAGCAGGCCAGGAACGGGCGGGCCACCATTCGTAGCGAAGTGGCGGTGCGCATCGTTGCCTATCCGCCCGACCGCAAGAAGAGGGACCTAGACAACTTGCTCAAGGCGCTCCTGGATGCGCTGAAGAAAGCGGAGGTTATAGGCGATGATCACCAGGTAGCTGATCTACACATGAAGCGTCGGGCTTCTGAGAAGCCCGGCAAGGTGCAGGTTGTAGTGGAGGTGCTGCAACATGAGCTACACTGAATCCACGCACCCCGTTTTCGGGGAAACGACAGGAGGTTCGGCTATCCTTATCCCCGGCAGAGTCTATTCCCGGCTTGGCACCCCCGAGTTCGAGCGCTGGCGCGAACACGCCAGGCGCGTCACCCTAGATCAGATCGCCAACCCGCCGCTGATTTCGCATAGCTTCGTCGAGCTGGGCCTTGATCTGTACTACTCCCTCGAGCTCGACCGCTTCACCGCGAACGACCTGGCCGAGCACCGCATCCCGCGTGTCACGGCGGCGGGTGAAGCGGTGCTGATCGTGCTAGCGGGCTTGCTGTTCCTCCGGCGCGGGCAGGTAAATGCCATGACGATTAACCGCATCGTGCGGCGCTCGAGCGAGCTCGAAGCCGAGTACGGTGAAGCTTGGCGCTGTGGTGGAGTGCGGGTGCGTTGGCGGGTGAAGGAGGAAAATGCCTAAGGGGTCCACTTTTAATTACGAACGCGCCGCCACCGTTTTGGCCGAAGCAACGTTCGCCGATGATGCGACAGTATTGCGGCGTCACGGATTGACGTCCAGAACGCTTCAACGCTACCGCAAACGGCTACAAACCGATTCAAAGTTGTCGCAACTTGTCGCACTTAAAAAAGCGGCCCTTGTGCGGGAATGGGCAGAGGAATTAGCCCCGGCCGTCCGGGATACCATTCGCTTCCTTCAACGAGCCGCTACTCAAGCCGATCCCGCTGACCCCAACGCGATTCACGCGGTGGCGGGTGCGCTCAAAATCTTGTCTGAGGTTCTGCTAACTCGGGAGGTGGTCAATGCTCGACTTGCTGGAACGGATAGACCGCAACACGCAGAAGTTGCAGCGGTGGCTCCCACGCACCAGCACGCTCAAGCGTGAGCCGCTGGGGTTGCTCGAGTTCATCCCCCACGTCAGCCCGCACCTCGAGGCCCCCCGTCACCTTCAGCCGGTTGTGGATGCCCTCGAGCACGCCGAGCGTGAGCCGGTGCGGCTGGTGGTCACTACTCCGCCCCAGCACGGCAAGTCTACCGTCGTGCTGCACTCGCTCGTTTGGCGGATGCTGCGCGACCCCACCCGCCGGCACGCCTACGTGACCTACGCCGCCCAGTTCGCCCGAGATCAGATGTACCAGGCCACGCTGATCGCTCGCCTGGCCGGGCTCGAGCTCGAGAGCGAATCCCTCGACCGCTGGCGCACCCAGCAGGGCGGGGGGATAGTAGCAACCGGTGTCGGCGGTCCTTTAACAGGTTACCCGGTAGACGGGGTGCTGGTGGTGGACGACTACGTGAAGAACCGCTCGGAGGCGGAGTCTCCCACCTACCGCGAGCGCACTTGGGCTTGGTTCACCTCCACCGCCATGACCCGCGTGCACCCAGGGGCTGCGGTGGTGGTGGTAGCCACTCGCTGGCACCCCGACGACCTGGCCGGACGGCTGATCCGCGACGGGTGGGAGTGGATCAACCTGCCGGCCATCAACGAGGCAGGAGAGCCCCTGTGGCCCTCTCGTCGCCCCCTTTCGTGGCTTCAGGAGCAGCGCCGTCAGATCGGGGAATATGACTGGTGGGCGCTGTACATGGGCCAGCCCAGGCCGCGCGGGGGCACGCTGTTCAGGGAGCCGACCTACTACGACCGGCTGCCGGAAGACGGCTACCGCCGCGCTCGAGGCTTCGATCTGGCTTATAGCGCCCGCTCGAGCGCGGACTACTCGGTGATCCTCTCCGGGCGGTATGCCGGGGATGTGCTCTACCTCGAGGACTGCTGGCGCGCCCAGGTCGAGGCCCCCGTGTTCGCCCGCCGGGCTGTACTGGATGATAGCCCCATGTACATCTACGCCCACGGGGTTGAGCGCGGCGCGGTGGACCTGTTTCGCCGGGACTACCACCTGCCCGTGATCATCCGCGACGCTAGCAAAGCGGGGGATAAGTTCGTTCGAGCTCAGCGAGCCATCGCCGCCTGGAACGAGGGGCGCATCCGCATCCCAGCCAGTGCTTCCTGGCTCGAGGCGTTCTTGACCGAGGTGATGGCGTTCACCGGCATCGATGATCCCCACGACGACCAGGTGGACGCCCTGGCCGCGCTGTGGGACGGGCTCAGCCTGAGCAGTGACTGGGAAGTGAAAGGAGAACGGGCATGAAAGAGGTGATCGAACGTTTTGAGATTCAGGGGACTCTGGCGGGCCCGGGCCCTGTAGAAAGCGCCCTCGAGCTGAGGGTGGCGCTCGAGGGCTCCACCAACCAGCAGATCGAGGAGGCGCTGGGCAGCCTCACGGCGTTTGAGGGAAGCCCCATCCCCTGGCCCCTCGAACCCGCCACGGTGATTGACGCCTGGTACGGCAACCCCTGGCTGGGAGCCATCGGGCGGCTGCTGGCCGATGCGCTGGCCTCGGCCCGCTACGACCTCGAGCCGGTCTCCCGCCGTCCCGACGGCACCCGGCTGGGCCGTGGGCCAGGGCAGACCCCCCACGACGAGCGCCAGTACGACCAGGGAATGGCCTGGCTCGAGCGCGAGGACCTGGGCCAGGATGGGCTGAGCCTCTACAGTCTACCCGAGCTGGTGCGAACCCTGGCCCTGCACCTAGACCAGACCGGGAACGTGTTCGTAGAGGTGGTGCGCGACCGGATGGCTCGAGCCCCGCTGCGGCTGGCCGTCCTGCTGCCGCAATACGTGAGCTACGTGCTCCGGCGCGATGGGGGCGTGGCTCGCCCCATGCTCTACCAGCTCGACCCCTACCAGGGGCAGCAATGGTTTGTGCCGTTCGGCTCCCGCCAAGCCGGGAGCAACGGCGAGCGAGAGTTTCTGCATCAGCGCCTGCCCAACAGCGCGAGCAACGTCTACGGCTTGCCGCCCTGGATCGAGGCTCGACAGAGCGTCGAGGTGGACAACGCCCACCGCGCCTACCTGCGCCAGTTTTTCCGCGCTCACGCCGCGCCCCGCTGGCTGATCGAGGTGACCCAGGACCCCGATTGGAACGGTCCCCAGCCCAGCCAGGCCCAGGTGGACCAGGTGCGGGCCCTGATCGTCGGATACCTCAACGCCAACGCCGGCGAGATGGCCGGGCGCAACCTGGTGCTCAGCTACCCCGGCGGGATCGCGGTCAGGGTGACCTCGATGGACCACAAGCTCGAAGACCCCACGTTCGGCTCTACCGCCAGGAATGCCCGGGACGAGATCCTGGCAGTGCGTCACGTCAGCCTAATCAATCTGGGGCTGCCGGAGGGCGGCTATCGGGCCACCGCTGAGCAGCAGTCGGACAATTTCGAGCGCAGCGTGCTCGAGCCCTTCGCCGCGCCCATCCTGAGCCTGCTCAACCGTGTGCTCCGTTCTGCTCCCCCCTCGGGCCTCGGGATAACCGACTACCGGTTGACAGCCGACTTCCGCGACGTAGACATCATCCAACAGCGTATCGAGGCCGTCGTCAAAGCCGTTGGACGGCCCATCTTGACCGGCGACGAAGGCCGCAAACTGATCGGCTACGAGCCGCGGGGAGATGATGAGGTGTTGGTGCCTGCCGGACTTGTGCCGACGGGTGGCCTGACGGCACCGGAGGGGCCGGATGGTGGAGGGGCATGATTGCGTGGCGTGCCCGCCCTACCCGCCGCGTCGAGCATCATATGGCGCTGATCGAGGCGGCGGTGGCCGAGTATACCGACAGGCTGTGGCAGCGGGCCGCCGCTGAGCGGTTGCGCTGGTTGCGCCTCGTGCTGGCGCGGCTGCGCCCTGTGCTCGAGCGGATGATCGAGGTACGCTCCCCAGAGGAAGTTTTCCTCGAACAGCTCATCCGGCAAGTTGCCCTAGACCTACCCACCCCCGACCTCAGCGGCGCCCTGGCTGAGCTAGGACGCAAAATCGCTTTACAGCACGGCTTCTTGCCCAACGACCCTCGCACGGCGGTACTCGAGCGGGAGTTTCGGGCGATCCTCGAGGGTGACTTGTTCTCCTACTGGCGCTCCCTCACCGAACCACGCACGTTGGCCCGACGATTGGCCGAGCTGCGCGGGGAGAACAAATCCACCGCCCAGATCATCCGTCAAGTTCAGCGGGAATATGGCGCGAGCTACTACACCGCCGAGCGGCTGGTGCGCACGCTGTACAACTCCGGGGCCAACCGCGCCCAGTTCGAGGCCCTGCGGGCGGCGGGCTACACCCACAAGCGCTGGTTGACGGCGCGGGACAACCGGGTGCGCGTAGCTCGAGAGGGCTCAAAGTTTGATCACCGTCAGATGGATGGAGTGACGGTGCCTCTTGAGGAGCCCTTCATAACCCCGGCGGGCTCGAGGCTGATGTACCCCGGCGATCGTAGCTTGGGGGCTCCGCCGGGAGATGTGGTGAATTGCCGGTGCACGATTGTCGGGGTGGCCTCTGTGAGCCGGGTTGTGCTATAGTCTAATCAGACGTCCCCTCCGGGGAGAGCTCGTAAGAGCACATCTCGGAGGGGTTTTTGCGTTCGCACGGCACACACCGCATCCCTTTGCAACTGCGCCAGGTGCGCGAGGGCGTGGTGTTGGTACGGGCCAGCAACGACACCGTGGTAGACGAGTATGGCACGACCATCACCGTCGAGGCCCTGATGCGCGACTGGCTGCCCGCTTACTGGCAGCACCGGACAATTAGCTTGCAACACAACCTGCCCGAGCTGCGCGGCATCCGGGGCAAACCCTTCGTGGGACGGGCTACCCGTGTGGATTTCGCTCCTCAGCTTGAAGTTGAAGTAGAAGTTTTCGACCCTGAAACGCTGCGTTTGCTGGAGGCGGGCAAGATTACCGGGGCCAGCCTCGAGTTCGTTCCGCTCGAGGCCCGCACGCAACGGGTGGGAGGTCAGGAGAGCGAGGTGTACTACCGCCTGGCCTCCGAGCCCGAGCTCGCGGGGCTGACCCTGACCGACCTTCCGGCGGTGCCGGGGGCGGAGGTGCTCGAGATGCGCACCGACATCCTAGCTCCCTGGCAGTTCGCCGTGGTGGACCCGGCCGTATTCCAAGCCCGCAGCCTGGCCGAGATGGCCAATCTGATGTGGTTCCCCCACCACGATGCCCGCACCCACGCGGTGGACGAGGCCCTGCTGGCCCGTGCCTTGAGCGACCTCGAGCACGGGCGCTTCGAGGTGCCGCCCACCGCAACCCTCTCCCGCGAGGAGGTGGCCCGCAGAGCCCTGGAACACCTACGTCGGCATACGGCCCTAGGCATTGGGATGCGCTCGAGCGAGAGCGCACAAGGAGGAAAGATGAACGAGTGGATCAGGATGCGTACCCGGCAGCTCATGCTCGAAGGCATGAGCGAGGCTGAGGCCGAGGCAAAAGCAAAGGCCGAATGGGCCGCGCTTACCCCGCAGCAGCGCTCGGCGATTGAGGGGCGGATGAGTGAGGCAACTCCATCTCAGCAGGTGGACCTCAACATCAACCTCGACTTTCGTACCCCCGCTGAGCGGGCCGCCGGAGTGGCCGAAACCCCGGCTGAACGCGCCGCGCGTGAGCAGCGGCAACAGCAATCGGCCACCGAGCGCTGGCTTCAGGCCCGCTCCGCCCAACTCGAGGCCGAGGGCACCCCGCAGGCGCAGGCGATGGCCCAGGCCCGGCAGGAACTCGAGGCCAACCCCGAGCTAGCCCAACGGCTGGCCGATGCAAGTCGTGAGCCCACCGTTGAAGAGCGCGCCGCCCGAGCTGCTGCTCAAGCCGTGGCCGAGGCTTTGGCCCGTCTGCCTGAGCCCCCGCTCGCGCTGGTAACCGACGGCGGAGTCTCAGTACGTTCGCGGCGTCCCACCAGCGACGAGCTGCTCTCCGAAATCTTCGCACGTTCTGTGATTCCCCAGCTTCAGCGCCGTCAGCCTACCCCTACCGAGCGGCAAGAGATCGACAACATCCTGCGTCGCAACGGGATCGAGTTGCGTGCGATCACCGTTGAGGCCAACGGCACCGTGATCTACAACGAACTGGCTCGCCAGTTCGTAACCCACCCCGAGCCGGACATCATCGCTCGCAACCATTGGACCACCGTGCCGATGGGCGGCGTGATGAAGCGCACCTTCCCCCGCTTCGACCGAGGCGGCATCAGCCACACCTGGGGTCGCAACTCCACCGCCGCCATCACCGAGAGCGATCCTACGCTCGGCACTTTCGAGATCGAGGTCACCGAGCTCAACTCGAAGGTGGTCGTACCCGACAGCTTCAGCTTGTTCAACGCGCAAGGGCCATCGTTCATCCAGAGCGTGCTGCTCCCGGCCATGCGCGGTGCCGCTCAGTACGAGGAGGACCGGGCGTTCTTCCTCTCCGATGGGGCGAGCCCCAACCCGGTCAAAATCATCGGGTTGCGCAACAAGGCCGGTGTTACGGTGGTGGCCTCGAGCGCCAACGGTGACGCGTTCTCCCAGGACATCCTGACCAGCCTGCTGCGGGCCATGCCGGTACGCTACCGCAGTGACGTTAGCCGTCTGGCCTACTACGTTGCAGTAGCTCGCGGTGATGACTACGGCGACATCCTGGCCGATCGGCAGACCCCCGGCGGTGACAGCTGGCTCCAGCGCTTCGCCAACCAGCCCGGTCCCGCTCCCATCGGTGTTCACCGGGGTATCCCGATCTACAGCGTGCCGCACTTGCCTACCAACGAAACTCAGGGCACCAGCAACAACTGCACCACTATCTACCTGGTGCACCGTGACATTCCCGTGATCGGTGACGCCTTGTCTATCCGCATCGAGCCCTACCGCAGGGAAAATTTCATCGACGTTCTTCAGCTGCAGGAGTTCGTGGGGCTGGGCTACCAGTGGGCTGACGCCATCGTTCGGCGCTCCGGCGTGCGGCCTAAGGCTTAAGGAGGGATAGATGCCTAAAGCTGCCAAACCCCAGAACCCCGAGCCGGCCCAGACCCAGGCCCCTACCGCCGGGCTGGTGCGGGTGCGGCTCAAACCCAACTCGCCCTATGGCCGCGTAATGGTGGGGTTGGTGGTCATCGAGCGGGTCAAGCCGCCGCATGGTTGGCCCATGATCCCGGCAAAGGAGTTCGAGCGCCTGGCGGAGGAGTACGGCCTCGAGGCCGTTGAGGAGTAGACCCGTGGGTTGGCTCGATCCCCACCGCGACGCTCTGCTGCGCATGGCGGGCTACCCTGCCACCCACCCGCTGGCCGCTGCGGCTCTCGAATACGCCGAACAGGCCATCGATGGTCACACCGGGCGGATTTGGGGCTCGAGCCAGCCTTTCACCCACCGCGTTCACCTGGCGGGCCGGGCCTACGCCCTGCCGCTGCCCCCCGACGCTACCAGCGTGGCCACCGTCAACGACTTGCCTCCCGCCACCGGCATCGTCTGGACAATCACCCCGCTAGGGCTCGAAGCCACCGACGCGGAAGGCAAGCCGGTAGCCTGGGGACCCGGCGTCTGGGTCATCGCCGGGCAGCGCGGCAGCATCACCATCCCCCAAGGGGTGCTCAAAGCGGCCAGCCTGCTGATCAACGCCTACCTGGCCCTCTCCGACGCCCAGCGCAGCCAGTTCGCCAACGCCAGCCGGGGTGACCTCAGCTACTCCATGCGCTACGCCCAGTTGCCGGCACCGGAGGCCGAGACCTACCTGGCCCCCTACGCTCAGCACATCCGGGGAGGTTTGGCGTGACCAACGTGCTCGCAAGGGTTTACAACTCCAAACAGCGCCTCAAGGCGGGGTTCCCGGTGGATGAAACCGGGACGCTACTGCTCGAGCAGCCCGCCCAACTCTCCAGCCCCACCCGCCCCTGGGAGCGGGCAGCGGCTCTCGATGGCGTGTTCAGCGCCACGCTCTACGTCCACAGCGCCGCAGCGCTGGGCCAGGCTGATGTGGTGATCACCGAAGACCCCGCTACCGGTGAGACGCGGCAGTGGCGGGCGGTTAGTCACGCCAACAGCGGGACCGAATGGCGCTTCGAGCTAGCTGGAAGGGAGGTACGTCGTGCCTCTTGATCGGAGACTACGCGCCCAACTGCGCCGGAAGCTGACGGCGGGACTGGTGGGCGTGGCGCTAGCGCTGACCAACGAAGCCAAAGTGCGGGCTACCCGCCACGTGGACACCGGCGAGCGGCGCAATTCCATCACCCACACCGTGCTCTCCGACGGCTCGGTGCTGTGGGGACTGCCGGGCAACGTCAAGAACGTCGCGCTTGAGCTTGGCTTTCGCCCTCACTGGGTGCCGGCGGCTTACATCGAGGTTTGGATGCGCCGGCACGGGGTAGGCGTGCGACGGAGAACGCGGCGGCTGGGCCGCAGGGTCGTCCGCGCGGCGGGGCTATACGTGGGTGGGCCTGGGTCGTGGCTCGACACCGGGCCCGGCGGAGCCAGCGGCACCCGCCGAATCGGTAACAAGAACGTGTTCGGCCGCTGGCGTACCCGCGGCGAGGTCAGCCGCTACCTCGCACCGGGGAAGGTCGGCCACTCGGTCCTGCGGCACACGGTAGCTACCCGGCTGCGGGTGGTGGCTCCGGTGGCGTTCATGCGGGGGTACAGCCGTGGCTAGGGTTCAGGCCGCTGCGCTGCGGCAGTTCTACGAAGCCCTCGAGGCCCACCCTCCGCTGGTGGAACTCACCGGCCACGTGGTGGGAGCACGAAGCCTCGAAGACGGCGCGGCCATCCTGGGAGATGCGGCGCGATTGCGGCCCCATCCCATCCCGAGCGTGGTGCTGGGGCTGGGGTCGCGCAACCAGGGAGGGAAGGCGACCACCCACGAGGCCCTGCGAGACTGGGAGATCAGCTTGCTGGTTTGGGCCGAGGACGTGTTCCAGGCCGCCGAGATCGCCGAGGAGATCGAGAACTTCTGCTCCCTGGCCCGCTGGGAGACCGGGCCGGTACGCCAAGCGCAATGGGTCTCGAGCCAGCAGATGCAGCTTGAAGAAGCTCAAGAGTACATCAGCGTATTGATCACGGTGCGCTTGCGCATCGCATAGGAGGAAACATGGCACGTTCGGCGGTAGACACCAACAAGATCGGTTTTTCCGCAGGGGCCCGCATGTTCGAGGGGCCGGTAGGAGCCAGCGAGGCCACGCTGCGCCCGCTGGGGCTGCTGGGGGCTGATGCCACGCTCAACATCGGCCAGACCACCAAGCAGAAGTTGGACCGCGCCCCCAAGGTCGTGGTCAAACAGGCCATCGACCAGCAGTCGGCGCAAATCCAGGCTGTGCTGCACGAGATCACCCGAGACAACCTGCGGCTGGCGTTCGGCCTCGAGGACAGCGACCTCACCGCCCTTGCCGGGGGCGACGTGAACGTGACCAACGAGCAAGTAGTGCTCGATGCGAACGGCAACGGGGTGCTGGCCCATCCGGTTAAGACCGGCACCACCCCAGTAGTGACCAACGTGGGCGGCAGTACCACCTACGTCGCGGGCACGGACTATCTGTTCATTCCCCGCGACTCCTTCGGCCGCAGCGTGATCTACCGGCTTTCGGGTGGGGCCATTCCTGCCAACGCTACTCTCGAGGTGGACTACACTTGGACCCGCACCGCGCGGGTGGAGTTCCCCATCGGTAGCCGCAACACCGTGGTTGAGCGCAAGATCAAACTCGAGGAGGAATACTCCGACGGGCGCAAGTTGGTGGCGATCTTCTACCGAGCGGTGCTGTCCATCAACGGCAACATCACCGTCAACACCGACGGCGAGAACGGAATGAGCGTGCCGGTAACGGTAGACGGGCTGTACGACCCCACCCAGAACAAGATCGTCTCCATCTACCTGGAGGAGTAATGCCATCTCGCACTCAGGCGCAGCGCATCGCGGAACTCGAGGCCGAACTGGCCGAGCTCAAGGCCCGGTTGGCCGCGCTCGAGCCCCTGCCCGGCTCCATGCAAGGTCAGCCCGGCGAGGTGCGGGTAGGGGGGCGTACGGTGCGCCTGCGCCCCCTCTCGCCTGCTCAGTGGGTGTTAGCGCTGCGGGAAATCCCTACCTTCTTGCTGGCTTACGCGGTGCAGGAGGCGCGAGGGAAGGAGCCTGAGGAAAAGCTTCTCGAGCAACTGCTTGACACCGCCCGCCGTTGGGTGGTGGCGTGCGCGGTGGACCTCGAGGGGGTGGACGTGGCGATGATGACCATCCCCGAGGCCCAGGAGGTCGTGAGGGAGGTGAGCCGCCAGAACGGGCTGGACGCCCACCTCGCGGAGTTCTTTCGCCAGCGACTCGGGCCGACTGCTAGACCAGGCCGCGCGTCGCTACGGCTGTCGACCCAGCCAGATGTTGGGGCTAACTGACCTCAACCACGCGCTGGCGTTCGACCTGGCCCTGGCCGATCACTCGCTGCGCTGGGAGCTCGAGCACGGGCTGGGCGAGTACTGGTGGCTGAGTGTACTGCGGGCATTCGGGGGAGAGTAAATGGCCGAACGGCTGGAGCTCGGAGACCTGATTTACCGCCTCGGCTTTGAATCTGAGGCCGACTTCTTGCGGGCTCTCGAACGTGTCCTGGACAAAGCCGACGACGAGGCCGGAGCTCAAGGTAGAAAGGCCGGAGAGAGTTTTCGCTCGCAGTTCGTCAGCACGTTCGCCGGGACCGCGCTGGGTAGCGCCCTAGGCACGGCGTTGACCCTGGCGTTCAGCCAGGCGATGGCGGCTACGCGACAGTTCGTGACGGAGTCTAACCAGGAGTTCCGCAGCTATCAGCTCAGCCTCAACCAGATCGCGGTGGCAGGGGTGAAAGACCTCGAGGCCATCAAGCAGCAGATTAAGGCGGTGAGCGACGAAGCGCGGCTATTCAGCGAAACCGACATCGCCTCGAGCGTGGCCGAGCTGATCAAGGCTGGGTTTGAGGCGAGCGAAGCGCTTGAGCTGGTGCGAGGCAGCGTCAACATTGCTGCTTCTGACATCGACACCGCCACCGGCAAATTCGCCGACCTCACCGGTACCAGCATAACGTTGGGCAACGTGCTGCGCTCGCTAGGGCTGCCTCTGTCCGAAATCGGACGACTTACCGACGTGGTGGCCCTAGGAGCGCAGACTTCCAACCTGTCTACGACAGAACTGACACAAATCCTCTCTGAGCTAGGGGGGATCGCCAAAACCGCCGGGATTTCACTTGAGCAGCTCACCGCCGCCGCCGCTGAGCTATCGAACAAGGGCGAGCAGGCTGAAACCATCGCCACCGGACTGCGCTCGGCCATCAGCGCCCTGATTGACCCACCGGCCACGGTGAAGAAGCAGTTTGACGCCTTGGGGATTTCTCTGGTGGACTCCAACGGGAAGACCCGCGATTTCATGGAGGTCATCGGCAACCTCGAGCGCGTCACCGCTGCCGGAGGGCGGGGCCTGCAATTCCTGGCCTCGGGCATGGACACCATTGCCTTGCAGATCGTATCCAAACTAGGCAGCTCTCGGCGCGAAATCCAGGGCCTCGACGCCGATCTGCGCAACGCCGGCGGGGCGGCCGAGGAGTTGCGCAAAGGGGTCACCGCGGGCCTCGAGCCGATGATCAACTTCGAGCGCGAGATTCAAAACGCCAAGCGGGCCCTGGGCGAGGGCTTGCAGCCGGTGCTGGTAACGTTCTACACCGAGATCGCACCCAAACTGGTCAGCGCACTACAGAAGATCGTTGATCTGTACAAAGCATGGCAGGGACTTGCAGACGCTGTAGCTCGAGCCACCGGAGGCAAAATCCCCAGCCCGTTTTCCAACGACCCCAAGAGCTTTAGCAGCGGCGCCCTGATCGGCCCTCTGAAAGACTTCAACGACCCTGCCCGCGCCTCCATCCTGCTCACGCGCATCAGCGATGAAGAGAAGAAGCTTGCTGAGCAACGAAAGCAACTTGAGAACCTACAGAGGACGGCGCGGCTGGGAGTAGTAAGCCCATTGCTAGCGGAACAACTGCGTGCCGCACAGGAAACGGTCAAAACCACCGAAGCCGAGATCACCCGACTGAAGGCCGACCTCGAGAAGCTGCGGGCGAAGCCACCGAGCAAGCCGACGGAAGCCCCGACCAGCGTCAGCGACAGCAAGCCTGTTCCCGCGAACATCCCCACTATTAACAGGGAGGGGAAAACCGAGGACGCCATCGTCAAGCGGGCGCGGGAGCTCGAGGGGCAGCTTCGGGTGCTCCAGCAGCGCTACAAGCTGGGGCAGGTGGACGCGGCTCAGTACCGCGCCGAACTCGAGCGCTTGCAGCGCCAGCTACAGGCACTGGAGAAACAGGCCACCACCACCGAGCGCAAGCAGGCAGTTCTGGGTGGGTTGGGCACTATCAAAGATGCGTTGGAGGCGCTGGAGAAAACCGGAGTTCAGCCGCGGCTAGAGGCGTTGAACGCGGAGCTCGAGCGCCAGAACCGGCTGTTTGCGGAAACCAAGAACGTCAACCAGTACGCCGGGGCGTTGGCGAGCCTCGAGCAAAAAGCCCAGGCCCTGAGGGAGCGGACCACCAACGCCGACGCCAGAAAACAAATCGACAAGCTTCTGTCCGACATCGCCGATGGGCGGCGCAAGCTCGAGACTACTCTCGCTCAGCTAGGTGAAGAAGCGGCGATCAGTCTCAACGAGGCCGCCGCCGAGCGGTTGAAGGCGGTTTACGGCGATGGTTTCCAGGCCGCGCTCGCTGCCATACGCAGGAGCTTTACCGACTTCAACACGGCCATTGACGGCCTGCTGGCGCAGGGCTTCGACGAGGAGACCGCCCGCGAGCTGGCGGCGCGGGCCTTCCCCGAGAACTTCCTGGAGCTGACCTTTGCCAACCTCAGCAAAACGGTGGACCCCGAGACCACCGGCTTCGCTGAGATGGGAGCTAAGCTGGGCGAGGCCGCCGGAAGGGGCTTCAGCGCCTCCTTCGCGGATATCGTCAAAAACCAGCGCCGCCTCGAGCTAGATCGGGTGTTCTCCTTCGACGAGCTGAAGGCCCTCAGCGACCAGGAGCTTGTCGAACTGCGTGACCAGCTGCGGGAGATCGGCCTCGAGGGCAGCGCGGCGTTTGAGCAAATCAACGCTGAGCTGGCCTTCCGCGACCCTGCCCTGGCGGCCAAGATCGAGGAGGAAACCGCCTTGGCCGAGGGCTACTACCAGGTTCAGGAAGGAGCCAGAGGCGCGGCGCGGGGTATTGACGAGTACCGCGAGTCCCTGAGGGCCCTTTCGCTGGGCAACATCCTCTCTGAGATCGACCGCTTGCAAAGCGCCCTGGCCCAGGGCTTTGACCGACCTGAGGAGGCCGAGGCGGCCCGCCAGCAGCTCGATGCGGCGACGGCGGCCCTGATCGAAAACCTCAACGCTCAGCGGGAGGGGGTTGAGCGGGGGATCGTCAGCGAGGAGGCGTTCGCGGCTTCGTTACAGCAGGTCATTGTCTTCCTGAAAAGCAAGACAAACAACCTCGAGGAGAACTCGGCCGCCGCCCTCAACCTGCGCAACCAGATCGCGGCCCTCGAGGAGGAGCTACAGAAGCTAACCCTGATCGAGACACCGCTGACCTCGAGCGAATTCGCTGATGGCCTGCGAGGGTTCAACGAGCGGGTAGGCGACGCCCTCGACGCGCTTGCCCTGCTGCGCCAGGAGTTTGAGGTTGGCCTGACCTCACAACAGGAGTACGCTCTCGGCCTCGAGGAGACCATTCGCTACTTCGAGCTCCTGGCCGCTGAAGAAGGGCTCAGCGCTGAAGAAGCCCGACGGTTGGCAATCCGCATCGCTCAGCTGCGAAAAGAGCTCGAAGGGCTGATCAAGATCAACGCTTTGGCCGGGGTGAGCCTCGAGGTAGGGGAAACCCTCGAGGCGCAGCTCGAACGGATCAACGCCCAGATTGCCGAATACGAGGCCCAAATTACCCGGCTCGAACAGGAGAAGTTGGAGCCGGACATCTCTACCGAGCGCCTTGATGAGGTCAGCCGGAAGCTGGCTGAGATTCAAGCCCAGGTTGCTGCGCTGCGGCAGGTGCGAAGCGAGATAGAGCTCGAGATCAAAACCAAAGACATCCAGGAAAACTTGGAGAAGGCCGTGCTGAGCGCGGGAAAGACCCTGGTCGATGGCATTCAAGAAGGGAACATTCAGGGAGCTTTTGAGAAGATTTTCGAAGACGTCGCTGGCTACTTCGAGTCCCTGCTGCTAAACGCTATCCTGGGGCCGATTGCCCAACAGCTTGCCGCGTCAGTAGCCTCCGCCATGGCCCCGTTGCTGGCCGCTAACCCCCTGATCGGGCTGGGCTTGCTGGCGGGCATCGTTGGGCTGGGGGCGCTGTTCTCCAGACCCAAACCTGCTGATGAGAGGGCCGCCGAGCGCGTCAGCAGCCGCAGCGGGGTCAGCACGCTCAACGTCAACGTGACCAGTCAGTTTGACTTCACGATCGCCAGCGCCCTTTCTGACCCCGCCACCCGCACGGCGATTGAGCGGCTGGTCGGCCAGATCGTCGATCGCCAGCTCGAAGTCGCTATGCGCCGCGCTGGGTTGACCACTTAGGAGCCGTCATGCCGATCTATACACCGCTCATCATTACCCGCATAGCTCCGTATCCTCCAAGCTCGCCGATCACGCTGCCTTCTCCGGACCGCGTGACTGTGAGGCCGGAGTCAACTACGTTCACGTTTGATGATCCGGTTGATCAAGGCGGCAACGGCGTCCAGTTTGAAGATTTGGTAGACCCGTTCCTTTGCCGCCAACCGGGGCAGCCGTGGTTGACGCGAGGCGGGCAGCGGGGCATCGTGGTTGCCGCAGGCGGTGTGAAAGTAGAGGTTGAGTGGAGCCGTGTTGAACCTTTTGACGCTTCCCAGTTTTCCTACGTGCAGTTCGGGGCCCTGATCTTGCCAGAGTGGGTCACCGAGCGCCGAAGTAGCGGATTCACCCTAATCCTGTACCTGGCCGACGTGATCTACGAGCGCGGGACGGGGACAGAGGTTCAGTAATGGGCATCGTTGCGGTTCAGCAAGTCCACACTACTGGAAGTGTAGTGACGATCCCTTTCTTTGCCGAGCAGCAGCCGGGTGACCGGATCATTCTGTGCTGGCAAGAGTTTGCTTTCTACCACGATGGGCCTAACACTACACAGTGGAATGTCTATCCGGCGGGAAACGGCGCTTACAACGACATGCAGTGCTACGTGCTCGAGCGCGAAGTCACCAACAATGAACCCCCTGGAGGCTACTACTCAATCGGCACTGACAACTACTACACTGATGTCAGCGTAGTAGCCATTCTGTTACGCGGCGTAGGTCCGGTTGAGGCGCTCAGCTTCAACTCGAATAGTCTGACCGCTCCTGGATTTTTAGGAGATCCCCCTTCGTACCCAGTCATCCAGTTCCACGTCTGGAACGTGTATCAAACTCCCTCTGTAGCTTCTCCTCAACTACCTCCCGGTCCAGAGCTGTTGATCCGCGCTCGTCGACCTGAAGAGAGAGCCGAAGTAGTGGTGGGGATAATCGAATCCCGGCAGATCGGAGATTCATACACCGCTACAGCATCCCCAACGCCAGGACAACGTGCGGCCTACAGCTTCTGGGTGCCGGTCATCATTCCGACGCTAGACCCCATTGCGCTCAGCATTAGCGAGGACATATCCGGGCTGTGGCTCTACCCCAACATCCAGATGACGCTGCCTCCTACCGAAGCTCTCGATCCCGAAACGGCTTACACGATTACCGACGAGCTCGGCAACGCGCTCTACGTCGCTTACCCGCGCGAGGAGAACCGCAGCGACGAGCTGGTGGCCTACACGTTCTACACCCCCCTGGCCCGTCTGGCGGAGGTGTACCCAGTGCAACCGCTTCTCGTCGCGGCTCCGCTGGGGCAGCCCTACAGCGCCAAACAGGCGCTGGAGCTCATTCTGAATCACTGGCGAAGCAAAGAAGGGTATAACTGGCTTACTTGGGAGCCGCTACCCGAAATCTACATCCGGGGCCTCGATGGCAACATCGCTCCCACTCTCGAGGCCGTCACGCTGATCCCCGCCGACAACCCCGACGAACGCCAGACGGCGCAAGAGTGGCTTGAGGAGTTCTTGGGGGCCTTCGAGGGCTACTTTTTCCGCGACACGCCCAACGGTACCCTAGAACTGGTAGCTCCCTACTGGGCTACTAGCTCTTCTCCTGCTGTCACCTTGACGTCCAATGACCTGCTAGAAGGTGGTGGCGGGCGGGTGATACCGTTCACCGAGATCTACAACCGAGCTACCGTCTCGAACAAGCCGTGGACATTTGGCGACGCCGTGGAGGTAGTCACGGCCAACGATACCGCTGCTGGAGCTACCAGTATCACTTTGCAGCAAGCGCCGTCTGACCCTTTGCCTTCCGGCTCTACCGTCGCGTTTCAGCTCGTCGATGGGAGCTACGTGGTGGTTACCCTCACCGCGCAATGCACCACCACCACGATGCAGGTGCAGGCCATTCCCGCCGCGATTCCCGCCGGTACGCCCGGTCGCAGCAGCGTGCGGGTGCCAAGCGAAGTGTTTCCGCCAGCTGGACTGCGGGTGCGCGGTCAAAGCTACACGAACTTAGCTCGGAGCAACGGGCATGACAATGATGGAGCTTTGCCGTCCAACGTGGTCAATCTAGGAGACGTAGTCGTACCGGACTTTTACAGTAACGTTTGCCTTCCCTGGGAGATCAATCCAAACACTCTGCTCGAGCCTAGCTCTACTATGTATCTGGAGATTACGGCTCAAGCTTATTACGTCCTGTTCTACGGTTTTACTCCGGTTTTCTTCTCTGCAAACGCTGAAATCCGCCCGCTTCATCCTACGCCAGGAAGTTGGTCGACAGGGCCGCTGCAGGTACCGGTTCCAGCAGACGGTCAACGATACGCAGTAGCTGAAATCCGCCAGTTTGTAGGCCTCTTTTATGGGACCTTCTCGATGCGGCTTTACGCTGAGTGGGATGGGCGACGGCTGCTTCTGTCGTATGAGACTCGTCTCCGTAGCGACGGTTTCCAGACTGCTTGGGGCGCGTTCACACTCGAGCTACACGGGCTGGGGTTGTCGTGGCGAGAAGGCAGCCAGAGAGCAGTAGGACGCTTCGGGTTCGCCGTTGCCGATCTTCCGCAGGTGCCGGGGCTAGCGGAGAGCCAGGCTCGCGCAGTTCGACCTGCTCCTGAACGCAGCATTGAGGTCTACAGTTTGGGGCGGGATCTCCTCGAGCGGGTTCAACGTTGCGTGGAAGCCGCCCGCGCCATTGTGGTCAATCGCTACCGCCCTCAGGAGCTGCTTGAGCTGCGCATCGTCCCGCCCTACCAGGTGCGGCCTGAACACATGGGGCGGCTGGTCGAGCTCGACGGGCTGAACTATGAGCTGTACTCCTGGCAGTATGGCGAATCCCACTCGCCCAGCGGGTCGCAGAGCGAGCTAGTCGTCCGATTGCGCAAGCTGCCAGTGGCGGAGGCGGTAATGCTCCTTTGGGAGTCTGGCGAGGGCGCGGTGTACGAGTCCGGCGAAGGCATCATCCTTCAGGAGGTCAACTAATGGCAAACCCCCCTACCAGTTACCAGAAACTCAGTGAGCGCCCCCAAGCTACCTCGGTGGCCGATAGCGACCTGCTACTAGTCGTTCAAGGCGGGGTGAGTAAGAAGGCCCCAGTATCGCTGGTACGCGGCAACACCACGGGCATCTGGGACGCCATCTACGCCGTGACCACGGGCAACACTGACCCCGTGGACGCGTTGCTCACCTCCGGCGATACCCTGGCGCTTGTCTTTCTGAGCAGCCACAACCAGGCCAACTGGAAATCGCCCACCAATGCCGTCTACACGGTTCCCACGGGAAAGAAACTGATCGTGCTACACGCGCTCGGGATTCGTCCGATGATGACCGATACGTCGAACCGACAAGCGCGCCTTCAAAACGTCACCGACGGTGTTACCGTGGTTGCGCCGGATAGATTTGCTTCCCCCAACGCATTGTCGCTGCTGTGGGAGGGGGACAACACTACGCCATCTCAATTCCCTGAGGTCGCCGCCGGGAGAGAAATCCGGCTCCAACTCTGGAACGCCGACACCACCAAACGGGCGGTGGGCGGGATCGTGATCTGCCGATTGGCGAACGTTTGATCAGCAAGGTCGTGGGCTTTCTGCGAACTTCGTTGTAAAATGGCCGTAGACGCCCCCTTTGGGGAAAGCTCGTAAGAGCACCTTGAGGGGGTTTTGTTTTGTCCAAGCGCGATCCCAACCGCTTCGAGCCGGACGACCTGGCCGCTCTGGTACCGGCGGAGCGGGCGCGCATCTGGTACGGGCCGCTCCTCGAGGCCACGCGCCGCTACAAGATCACGACCGCCAAGCGACAGGCGCACTTTTTGGCTCAAATCCTCCACGAGTCGATGGGGTTGGCAGCGCTCGAGGAAAACCTCAACTACTCGGCGCAGCGCATTTGCCAGGTCTGGCCTGCCCGCTTCCCGACAGTCGCATCCGCGGCGATGTACGCCTGGAACCCCCAAGCCCTCGCCAATCGCGTCTATGCCAACCGCCTCGGGAACGGCAATGAAGCCAGTGGAGACGGCTGGCGCTACCGTGGCCGGGGGCCAATCCAGATCACGGGACGCAGCAACTACGCCGTACTCTCTCGCCGGCTGGATGTCGATTTCGTCAACCACCCTGATCTGCTGTTCGAGCCATGTTACGGAGCGCTGGCGGCAGCGGATTACTGGGACCGCCGGGGGATCAACGCCGCCGCCGACGCCGACGACCTCGAGCGCGTCACGCGGCTGGTCAACGGTGGGCTCAACGGGCTCGAGGACCGGCGGCGCTGGCTCGAGCGGGCCAAAAGAGCGCTGGGGGTGACGGCGTGAGTCTGGTTGATGCCCTTTGTCTTTACCTGGCCGTCGGGGGCGTGGTTGCGTTGTGCGTGGAGCTAATCAGCGGTCAGCGGCTACCGCCGTCGCTGGCCGTGGGGCTAGCCGTGCTCTGGCCCTGGGCGTTGTGGCGGGGATTCTGTGCGGCCGTGGACCGCGAGAGAAGGAGGTAAGGCAAACATGGACCCTTGTGTAGTGTACGGCCCCATCATTTCGTTCGTGATCGACATCCTCAAACGCGTTCCGTTCATCGCCCGCTACCCGAAGGTAGTCGCCGCGTTACTAGCGCTAGCGCTGGCGCTTTTCCCGGTGGTGGGCGTACAACAGCCCTCCCTTGAGCAGATCGTCCAGTGCTTCATCGTGGCTTTCAGCGGCTCAGTTGCCACCCACGAGGTGAGCAAGCGGTCTGTCTTGCTAGCTGAGCTCAAGAAGCGGCTGAGCGGAGACGGAGGAAACTAGTGCCGCAGCGCGTCGCCCAGGGCCCTGCCGAGCTCGACCTCGAGTTCTACCAGGGCGACACGGTGGGCATCTCAATCTGGCTGCCCGCTGACCTCACGGGGGCGACTGTCCGTTTGCAGGTGCGCTCGAGCGGCGGAGCTGTGCTTGCCACCCTCGAGTCAGGCTCCGGGCTGGTAGTGATTCCCGGCGACCTCCCACCCGCCACCCCGGATAATCCCGCACCGACCCCGCCTTCTAGCCGCATCGACCTCGCCCCCACCGTAGCCCAACGGGACGCCGTGGTAAGTCGGGAGGCCATCTACGACCTTCAGGTTCAGCAAGGAGCGGCTATCCAAACTTGGCTGCGTGGCGCGTTTGTGGTGCGCCCCGAGCAGACGGTGTGAGAGGTGTAGCCGTGAGTCAGGTGACCGTTTCTAGTGTCCGGAAGGTAGTGCGGATAGGAGAGCGGCAGTACCGGGTCATCACGGTTGGAATACCTGGTCCGGCTGGAGGTGGCGGAGGTGGCGGAACGATTTTCGAGCACGTCCAAAACTCGGCTGCTGCCACATGGATCATCAACCACAACCTCGGCTACTTTCCAGACATTCACGTGTACACCCTAGGCGGCTCGGAGATCATCGCGGAAGTTCAACATGTCAGCCCAAATCAGGCCCGTGTGTATCTGGCTGCTCCCATGACGGGACGGGCTAGGTGCGTGTAGGAGGCAATCATGGCTCGAATCGTAGGAACAAACTTAGACTTCAATAGCGTCGCGAAAATCGTCAACCTGCCCAACCCGACGGACGGGCAGGACGCGGCAACTAAAGCTTACGTAGACAGCGCCATCGAGGGGCTTGCGTGGAAGGACAGCGTCAGGGTCGCCACTCAGGGCAACATCAACCTCTCTTCTCCCGGCGCAACCATTGACGGCGTGACGATGGCGACCGGGGACCGCGTGCTCGTGCGGGCGCAGACCAACGCGGCTGAAAACGGCATCTACATCTGGAATGGTGCCAGCACCGCGATGACCCGCGCTCTCGACGCGAACACCGCCGCCGAGCTTGAGCAGGCCGTCGTGACCGTTGAGGAGGGCACTAGCGCAGGGGCTACTTTCCGTCAGACCAGCGTGAATTTCACCCTGGGCACTGACCCAGTAAACTGGACCAACTTCGGCAACAGCGCCCCTGCTGCTACGGAGAGCACAGCGGGCATCGCGGAGATTGCTACTCAGGCCGAGGTTGATGCGGGAACGGACGACGCGCGGATCGTCACCCCTCTCAAGCTCGCGAACTGGGCGGGACGCATTCGCAAATACGCCACGAACATCGGCGACGGCTCGGCGACCCAGTTCACCATCAACCACAACCTGAACAGCCGCGACGTGACCGTAGCTGTCTACCGCAACAGCGGCAACTACGACGAACCGCTAGTGGATATCGAGCACACCACGGTCAACTCTGTGACGATCCGCTTCGCCAGCGCTCCCAGCGCCAACGCCTTCCGCGTGGTGGTGATCGGCTAGTATGGAGCAACTGAGCCCGCTCAAAATCCTCTCGCTTTCCTCCCTGCCCAGCGCCTCGGACAATGCTGGGGCGCTGGTGCGGGTGGGCGGTACGTTGTACTGGAGCAATGGGTCCAACTGGCTCCAGGTAGCTCCTAGCTCGGGCGGAGGTAGCAGCTTTAGTGGTGCGAGGGTGAGGAGAAACAACTTCACCGTCGCCAACGTCACCTGGACTACCGTTTCCTACAACACCGAAGCTTTTGACACCGATAACTACTGGAACTCAGGACAGCCCACTCGCATCACCATTCCGGCGACAGGGTACTACATGGTGTTGGCCCACACGGATTGGGAAACCGATAGCGAGGGGCGCTACTGTCGCGTATTCTTCAACGGCAACACCAACAACAACGCTCCCATCTATTACCAGCAGGGCTCTCAGGCCAAAATCCGCCGCCCCCACGGGGTGAATATATTCCAACTTAGCGCGGGGGATTACTTTGAGACTCAACTGTACCACGACTCAGGCGATGCTACTGAAGACGTCTACTCGCATGAACTGACCATCGTCCGGCTTGGCTAGTGGATTGACACTCCCACGGATAAATCCGTGAGATTCTTGGTTCAACGAGGACTGCCTACGATGTGCAGGTCTTACACCCTCTCCCCAAGCGTGACTTCCCGTGTGCCCCACGGTAGTTTGGACG